TGTTTGTTTCGGTCGGCCAATTAAACTTTAAAGCAAACTAAGCATGTAGAAACTGAAGTGTCGGCTATTTTGGACAGGGGTTCGACTCCCCTCAACTCCACCATCTTGATTATACCAAGTTTATTTATACCGTTTAAGCGCTAATTTAAGACGTTTAACGCATATTAACTTGTTTCATAAATAAGCAAAAAACAGGCATATTTTGCCTGTTTTTTTGCATTTTTAAGGGTGTTTTATAAAAAAACGTGTTTCAAGAGCAGAGGGGTGTTGAACTTTTGCAAAATCATGAAAAATCGTGGAGTTGAGGGGAGTTGTAAGTATATATCTTAATATACGGTTTTCATATTAATATAGCGGTTTATAGATGGTTGGCTTTGTTAATCAAAAAAGTTGAAAATTAAGGAATATTGTAAAATGAAAAAGATTGCTTCTCAGCAATCTTTAGGAAGGGGATGTGTGTAAATACACACATGCTATGTAAGGGATAAGTTGCGACTAAGTCGCACTTTAAATATAGCATAATCTTTGTACGATTACAATACGCTAGAAGCGTTAATATATTGTAATTCGACTTTTTGTGACATGTTCTGTTTTTCTAATCATGAACGGTGTCGACATTCTTCTAAAAGCATACATCGGTTCACTTGATCCTGAATTAAATATATCAATAACAAACTCAATCTCGTATCTACTATGAACAATGACTTTTGTAAATAGTTCTTTAAATGGAAAATCGTTTATGGACTCTATTGGTTTATCATAAGGTTTTAAAAGCATTTTAACTGTTCGAATAATGTTAGAAATATTGTGGGATGTTAAGATCTTATTCTTGTATGTTATATATTCTGATTTCAACTCATTTTTAGATTTGATAAGTTCATTTTTTACGAGTTCATCTAGTTCACTCTCTGATGTGATTAGTGTTCCAAGTTTTGAGTCAATGGCCTTTATTTTCGCCTGTGTCGCATTCAAGTTTAAAGTTAGTTCAATGATTGCTGGATGTTCAGTAAGTGCCTTAGAAAGGGTATTTATAAACTTGTTTTTATCCTTAATAATGCGGTTAATGTGCTTCAGTAAAATGGTATCAAATGTATCCGCGAAGATTGTATCATTTTCACATACTTTTTTGTGTTTGTTTGATGCACATTTCAGTTCACCTCTTGCCCAGGGTTTGTTGGCATTATTTACTTTGAAGTGATAGTTTTTACAACACACAGCACACGCAACAAAACCATTGTAGATACTTCTTTTTCTCGCTATTTTTTGTAGTTCCTTTTTATCGGTTGTTTTATTGTAATATTTAATTTTAGTGTTTTTGATTTGATGTGCTTTATCAAATAGTTCTTGAGGAATAATCGCGGGATGAGAATTTTCTACATAATATTTTGGCAACTTGTCTTGGTATCGAACCGATGTTTTTGAGCCGATTCCTTTATTAATTGTTTTTTGTAATAATGCATTGCCGGTATATTTTTCGTTGTTTAATATGCCAGTTATCGCACCTTCATAGTAATCAACTTCACCAGACTTGGTTTTTAGCCCTTGCTTGTTTAGATGATTCGCTATTTGTTGTTGGGAGTGTCCTTCCACATACAGTTTGAAAATCAATCGTACAATTTTAGCTTCTTTTTCATTAATGATGATATTTTTCTTTTTATCACGTTCATATCCTAGCACACGAGAAGTAACCATTGGAACAATACCTGCTTTGAATCGTTTTCTTGCTCCCCATTTGCAGTTTTCGCTGATGTTTCTTGATTCCTCTTGTGCCATTCCGGCCACAACCGTAATGACAAATTCAATTTTTGGATCAAATGATGATAAATTCTCTTTTTCAAACCATACTTCAGTGCCATACCCTTTTAACTCTTGAATGACACTTAAGCAATCAATCGTGTTTCTTGCAAACCGTGATACTGATTTTGTAATGATTAAATCAATATTACCTGCTTTCGCTAAATCAACCATCAAGTTGAATTGGTCACGTTTTAAAATGCTTGTCCCACTTTTCCCATGGTCGGAGTAGACTCCTACAAATTCCCATTCAGGATTGTTTTGAATCATCTTGGTGTATGTTTCAACCTGGAGATGAATGGAGGTTTCCTGAAGGTTTTTCAGGGTAGACACGCGAGCATAGGCGCAGACCTTTTTCTTTTGTTGTCTTTTCTCATAAGCATCTAGATTGAGCATTTCTACAACATTCATATTAGTCCCCTTTCAGTTCTACTACATGGTATGTAATAGCATACTTGGATCCTTCATTTTTAACTGTTTTTGATTTGATTGGCGATAAAGCTAATATACTTTCTAAGTTATCAGTGATAACTTGTTTGCTTAGTTGCTCATCACTCATGACTAGTATTACCTCATTTTGATTTATTGCGATGATTGCTTTATAAACACCTAGTAAGATGTTTTTATTTAACGCTGTATACCCCTCTAAGAATGAACTCATTTGTTGAATTCTTTCTTCATGTAAATGAAGATCAACAAGTGCGTTCTTTTTCTTTTGCATGGCTACTTTTAAGTCAAGTAGCAGTTGTTTTTTTTCTTTATACATGTCTTTGTAGAAATCAGTGTTTTCCTTCATCGAAGAAACGTTGACACTAATAATATCCTTAATATCTTTTTCAACGCTGTTAATTTGTTTTTGTAACTGCGTCATTTCTTGTTGAACATGAGATGTATCCAGCGATGATTTAACCAGTTCTAGTGTATCTTCAATCAACTTTGGTTGTTCTAAGTTGAGATGCTTTATTGATTCTATTACCGCAAATTCTAATGCTTCATTATCAATTGGTTTATTGTCACACCTCCCTGCATCCTTATATCTATTTTTACATGAAAGAACTACACGCTGGTTTTTCTTTCTATAATTGTAATAGTGCCGGTTCATCACTTTGCCACAGTGACTACAAAATACTAGGCCACTTAAAGGATATTTATTCCCGTAGTTTGATATGGATTGTTTTTTACTACGTTTTTTCTTGAGTTCTTGGACCAGTTCAAATTTTTTTCGATGAATAATCGCAGGATGATTGTTCATAATATAGTATTTTGGTGCATGGCCATCATTCTTAATCGATTTATGGGTTAAGTAATCAATGGTTATCCGTTTTTGTAATATCGCATCCCCACAGTACTTTTCATTTTGAAGAATTGTGCTAATGGTTGCTGGTCTCCAAAATACTTCACCGCGACCATTTGTTATCTCGTTTTCAGTTAAGAAGTCTGCGATTTCTTTTTGGGATGTTCCTGAAATATACATATCAAAAATCATTCTTATGGTTTTCGCTTGATCTTCGTTAATAACAATGTTCCCATCTTTATCTTTATCATAACCAAGGAATCGTTTTGTATTGATATGGACTTTTCCTTCTTTAAACCGTTTACGAAATCCCCATTTAATATTCTCGCTGATATTTCTTGATTCTTCCTGGGCGATGGAAGAGAAGATGGTAAGCATAAAATCAACTTTGGTATCTGATGAATAAATGTTCTCTTTTTCAAAGTATACCTCAACATCAATTTTTCGTAAGTCTCTGACCATAGTTAATGTATCGACCGTATTTCTTGCAAATCGTGATAATGATTTAGTGAGTATTAAATCAATCTTGCCATCCTTGGCATCTTGAATCATCTGTTGGAACTGGGGACGTTTTTTAATACTTGTTCCACTGATTCCTTCATCTGCATAAAGACCAACAAAATCCCATTTTTCATTTTCTTCAATTTTCTTTTTGTACTCTGTCTTTTGTGCATTGAAAGAGTGTAGTTGATCTTCTGAGTCTGTTGATACCCTTGCGTATGCGCAGACTCGTTTTAATTGACTTCTTCCTGGATAGCCACTTTTTGTTTTAATTGCTGGTTTTTCTGGTTCAATGACGATAATTCGTTTCTCTTGCATTCTTTTACCTCCTATTTAGTTACTATATACATCACTCAAAAAGCATTAAATAGCAAGTAGATTATTCGGTGTTTATTTCTAATTCCAGATCATAAAGATCTAAAAGTTTTGCAAGTGCCTTGTACCATTCATCACCAGTAATAAGTTTTGCTGCATATAATTCATCTATAATCATTTTTCGTTTTTGAAACTCTATATTTGATTCCATTGAAATATTCCTTCCGAAGCAAATAAAAAGAGCCGCTAAGAAAGCGACTCTCTTTAGGAAAGGATAACTAAGAATGCAAAATATGTCTAAACCACCGCAATTAGAATACCACAGCAAATTACGTTTGTGAATGCGCTAAAAGCGCGAAGTGAAAAAATGTGGTATATCGATGTATTTATCTAACTTTGCCATCAGCACACCTTTGAAAACAATGTTTTCTGCGTGAGCTTTGTTAAAGTATCTAGGTTCATCGTTGATATAGAAGTGGCCACCACCATTTGACTTGAAATATACTTTAGAAACATAGATTTTATCATAATAGTCAAACATCATGGTATAGCCAACTTGATTTTGATTTGTTTTCCAAAAAAATAAGAACTCTTCTGTATTGTTCTTGTAACAAATCACATCATCGTAAATTGTGGATATTGTTATTGGCATGATTTCCTCTAGTCCATCTTTGCCAGGTGTAAATGATCGAAAGGCAAGCGTTTTATCACTCTTTAACGAATATGGATTAGCGACAATAACATCGATAGATACATTGTAATATCCGCTAAGGATCGTTAAGTCTTTAATGCTGATTTCCCGGATACCTTTTTCATAATACATGTATCCTTGTCTTGTTTTACCGAGTAACTTAGCTACTTCAGTCATGGTTAGTTTGTTTTCTTTTCGTAGTTTTTTTAAATTTTCCCCGATAAATATTCTTGTGTAATTATCAGAGACTATGTTTGTGTTCATCTAGTTCCTCCGAGTAGTTTTGGAAATGTAACAATGCGTTACTAGCCAATAATTAATGTAAACATTTATTCAATTTTATCATGAGAATTATTGAAAAAGCAATACATTTTGTTACCTTTGAAAAAAACTATCACTAAGTTATTTTCAAGATATATTTTTCTTTATACAATAGTATCATGGCTTAAATTTTACAGAGAGGAGGAAGGTTTGTGACGAGGATAAATACTGTAAAAAATGTAAGAGGTAAATCATTCCGGGTTCACCGCTCTTATTTAAAAGAGCGACGAGAAGAGTTGCATGTCACTGCAGAAGAAGTAGCTAGTGAGATTGGCATTTCACATCATTATTATTCACAACTTGAAAATGGTGATAAAGGTAAAAAACTATCTGTGCGATTGTTATTAGAAATGGCGAGGGGCCTTGATTTTATGCTATGTGATATCTTAAGAAAAGAAAAAACATACATTGACACACTAGACAAAGCAACCAAACGAAGAGAGCGATTTTTGAATGAATAGTTCAACAATTAAAAAACACATGGAAGATTTCGTTACTTATCACGATACCAAACAAATAACAAAAGAAAGCTATAGAAGGATACTATTACGCTTTGCTGAATATGTCGATCAACTATCTGGACCACCAACTAGAGATGATGTGAAACGATATCGTGATTTATTAATGAAAAACCATAGTGCAAGAACTGTTCAAAAATACATTGTTGTTGTTAGATTGTTTTATGCCTGGCTTTATGCAGAAGGCAAAGGTGAAAATATCGCAATAAATATCAAGGGACCACGAATTGAAAATGACTTTAAACGAGAAGCATTAAGTGAAAGTCAAGCTCGAGAGTTGCTACGGTATGCAAAAAGAGAATCTGAAAAAAGTATTATTGGTATGAGAAACTTAACAATCATTGCATTAATGCTTACAACAGGGCTCAGAACCATAGAAGTAGAGAGGGCAAACGTCTCTGATATAGAATACTTAAAACAAGGTAATGTTCTTTATGTTAAAGGAAAAGGGCGAGATGAAAAGACAGAATACAATAAACTAGCACCCTTTGTTTATAAATTGATAGAGCAATACTTAATGATGCGATCTGATGAACACGAAGCATTGTTTATTAACCATAGTAAGACTAGAAAGACCATCAGAATTCAAACAAGGTCGATTAGTAAAATGGTAAAACAATATTTATTAGGAATTGATATTGATTCTAAAAAGTTTACAGCACACAGTTTAAGACACACCGCTGCAACATTAGCGATGGAAAAAGGTGCAGGGATTGATGAGGCGCAACATATGATGCGACATAAAAACTCAGATACAACCAAAATATATTTACATAGAATCAATCGAAGTAAGGAAAATTATGAAGAACTGATCGGTGAAGATTTATCAAAAGACCTTTTTGATTAGTTCATAGCGGTAAAATTACATCACGAATGAGAGGAAAGCTATGATTCAAGAATTTAATAATGCAGAATATGGAACCGTCCGAGCTACCATCATTGATGAGACACCATATTTCTGCTTAGTAGACATCACACGTCTACTAGGGATATCTAATGCCCAAACATGTCGAAGAGATATTCCGGATATTGACATTAAACGAGTTGAAATCATGAACGGGAAATCTAAAAAGAATCGATTGTTTGTTAAGGCAAAACACATAAGTACATGTATTTTCAAATCTAAAAAAGCAGAAGCTGAGCAAATCAATGACTGGTTGTACGCAACAGTATTACCTAATATGCTTAACTTACTAGAATATAAAGTAGATTCTTTTTCTGATCCAAACAAGCTCATTAAACTTATTGATGAGAATCGCGATTTAAAAGTACGAAACAATGTTCTAGAAACTGACATGAAAATCTTAAAACCAAAAGTACGATATGTTGATAAGTTACTAGGTTCTGCACATTGTGTAGATTTAGATGTAGTGACGAAGGTTATAAAATACCCAGGAATACATAATAGTGATTTGTTTAAAATATTACGTTCAACAAACATCCTAGATGAAAACAATCAACCATATCAAGAGTTTTGTGATCGAAGATATTTTCGTGTGATAGACTCAACAGTAGTAGTCGCAGGTAATATTGTTAATTCACAACGGACGTTTGTCTATAAAAGTGGGTTAGCATTTATCGAACGAATTTTAAAGGAGTATGAAGTGAACTATGACAGAAATAAACGAATATTACACAGTGCCTGAAGTATCAAAAATATTAAGAGTATCACCACAGACAGTATTAAAATACATTAAGAAACAAGAAATCAAAGCATTTCGAATGAGTAATCAATGGCGGATTAACAAACTCAGTTTAGAAACGTTTATTGAACGAAACTCAAACGATAGAATCATAAAACAAAAATAATGAGTACATGGGGAATAATGCTTGTGAATGCACCTTAGAACAGTGAAACAGATATCTAAAGCAGTATACAAGCATTATTTGCTATACTCAAAATAAAGAGGTAAAAGCATGGCTAGACCAATAAAAAGAGGGTTGGATTACTTCCCACTGGCTGTCCGTGCTTTTGAGGATGAAAAGCTTGATGATCTACATTACGATTATGGACCAATGGCCCAGCATATTTTTGTCAGAATCTTGATGCTCATTTATGCGAATGGATATTACCTAGAGTTAACAGAAACAAAGCTCGTTAATAAACTGCATAAAGTCTTAGGACCAAAGTGGATTGAACGAACAGAAATTGAACTCGCTGTAAGAGCATGTGTCAATCTTGGATTGTTTGATAAAGACTTATTTGAAGAAGGTGTTATCACATCACCAAAAATCCAGGAGCAGTTCATATTCGCAGCAAAAAGACGTAAGGAAGTAGACATCAGTAAATATTGGTTACTAGATTCCAATACCATGAAGAAGCTTGGAATCCTTTTAAGTATGGATAAAAACAAGGATAAAAATCAAAAGAAACAAGTTAATGTTAACAATAACTCGGTTAATGTAAGCAACAACTCGGTAAATGTTGACAATAATACACAAAGAAAAAGAAAAAGTAAAAGGGATATATTGATAAAAAAAGATAAAAGCATTTATGGGTACCCCAAAATGCACTTTTTAACTCAATTAATTATTGATCGTAAATACATTTCAGAAGTAGATGCAAATATCATGAAATACAATATCTTATTTGAAACAGCAATCTTGGATTATGGGTATGAGAATGTATTAAGTGGTGTGAACTATTTAATTTCATATGCTAAAAACCCAACACCACCTATCGATGATAAGTATAGTTTCATGAAAGCATCTCTTATTACGAACTTAGAACGCTTTAAAAAGCTAGAAGATAAAGGAGGCATCAAGTTTGAAGAATGGTTCAAAAACGGATTTTTACAAGTGGATAGATGATATAAAAAAGGCCTACAGACATAAAGAAGAGTTAGAAGAAAAACTCAAGTTTTATGAATCAAGGCTTGTTGGGTATAGTGCAGTTACATATGATTATGTTGGTTCAGGGACTAACAAGAATAAGGTAGAGAGTAATTTGCTATATGTGATTGACAAGATAGAAAAGGTGAATAAAGACATAGGGAGATGTAAATCTATAATTATGAAATATACAAAATTCAAAGATTCGTTAAATACTCAACAGTCTTATGTTATTTCATCACTGGTTGAAAGCAACATTTCCAAGAAAGAAATAGCACAATTATTGCTGATATCAAGAAGTAGAATATATTGCATCATTGAAAATATAGTCTTGCTTTTTGATTCTAGGATTATTGTTTAAACTCTCTTTATTGATGAAGTATAAAATGATATAATAATTATAATGCAATGTTTGATCATAAAAAGCAAACAATAACTAATATCACTTGGAGGAGAGCATAGGATGAGATACATAGGAAATAAGACAAAATTACTAAATGATATAAATGACTTTCTAATTGAAAACAATATTCAAGGAACTACCTTTTGCGATATTTTTGCAGGGACAGGAGCTGTTTCGGATTTTTTTAAGGACAGATTTCAGATTATAGCTAACGATTTTTTGTCTTATTCAAATGTATTAGTTAAAGCAAAGATAACTAATAGCAGAGAACCGGAATTCAAAAAGTTTATAAAAAAGTTCAATCATAACCCCTTTGAGTATTTTAATAGTAAGGAATACACAATACACGAAAATTATTTTGTAGCTCACAATTATAGTCCAATTGCAAATAGACAATTTTTAAGCAAAGATAATGCAATTAAAATTGATGGAATAAGAATTGATTTAGATAACTTTTATAAATGGGGAATTCTTTCTGAAAACGAGTTCACATTTCTATTGGCATCATTATTAGAGAGTACTACAAAGTTTTCTAACACATCAGGTACATATGAAGCATTTTTAAAGAACTGGGATCCAAGATCTTTAAAAGATTTTGTTTTATCTCCACTAGAGATGAAAGAATCTAATTTTAATTCAAATAACCTGACTTTTAAAAAGGATGCTAATAGTTTAATTAGGGATATTAGTGGAGATATATTATACATTGACCCACCATATACTATTACTGAGTATTCCTCTGCATATCATTTGTTAGAAACCATTGCTAGATATGATTATCCAGAAATAGCAGGAAAAACTGCAAGAAGACAAAATAATAGAAAAATGTCTAAATATACAAGAAAAAATGCTATTGATGCGTTTGAGGATTTAATCCATCAGGCTTCATTTAATCACATAATTATAAGCTATAGCAATGAATCATTAATTCCAATAGATGATTTAACAAAAATGTTAAAAAAATATTCGATGGATGACAAAGTAGTAATAAAATCAATAAGGTATAATGCATATAAAAACATAAGAGAAAGTAAGAAATCCAATTCTCTGAAAGAATTACTAATATATATTCAGAAAGATAATACAGTAATTCAATCACCTTTGAATTACTCAGGCAGCAAATATAGGATTTTCAATGAGATTCGAAAATATTTTCCCAATAGAGTTAGTGATTTTGTTGATGTTATGGGTGGGGCCTTTAATGTAGGTGTTAATGTATATGCAGACAAAGTCTTCTATAATGAATTTAACCCCTTTGTTTACGACTTAATAAAATATATACTTAATACGAAACCAAAAAAAATCATAAGTTATATAGAGAAAGAAATAGATAAGTATGGCTTGGATAATGGAAAAAAAGATGAGTATTACCAGTTAAGAAAAAACTATAATAAATCACCTAAAATCGAAAATTTGTATTTACTAACAATGTTTTGTTTTCAGAATCAAATCAGATTTAATAATGATTTAAAATTCAACACACCTGTTGGGAACTGCGGATATAATCCTACCCTAAAAAAGAGAATTTTAGAATTTGTACCTAAAACCGATGTGGTTCAATTTTCAAACATAGATTTTATTGACTATCCATATGATAAGCATGATATTGACAGCTTATTCTATTTTGATCCACCATATATTGTTACAAATGCAACCTATAACGATGGAAAAAGAGGGTTTAAAGGTTGGACATCCCAGCATGAAACGGAGTTACTTGACTTGTTAACTCATCTTGATAAACTAGGATATCGCTTTATGTTATCTAATGTAATTCATCACAGAGGTAAAACTAACACACTTTTACTGGAGTGGATTGAAACCCATCAATTTAAAGTTTTTGAAATATCAAAAAGCAAAAGAAAAGAAATTGTGGTAATAAATTATGATTTACAAGAAGGTGTAAGATAATGCAAAAACTGTTGTTAAGTCCGAAATTTCTAGAAAGCCTTGAAAAAGATGATAAAGTTATAAAAACTATGAGAATTTATGGCTATTTTTCTAAGAGTCAATTTTTAGAGTCATTAATGAAATTGTTAAATAGTGAATATGATTTTTTAAATATATCGTCTGTTGATGAATACCCAAGCGAAATGGGTAAAGATTATCATATGTATAATGGTTATGTTGAAGGTGATATTGAACCCTACAATGAGATTAATATTTCTCTAACAGTGATGAAAGATGGTAAGTTAGGGAATGTTTTCATTACACAACAAATAGTTCCTATGATTACTTCAAAATTAGAAAAGAATAAGATGTTTCTTTTAGATGAGAAAATCAAAAATATTTGTTTGTTAACTACTCATTTATCCTCACACGCCACACCTGACGCTAATCAGCTAAATGGAATGAATAACACAGGCAGTATGGTTATTAAAATTCTAAACTCTCTAAACATTGATGTACAAGAGTTTTTCCCTTTAATCAATTCAAATACAAACGCATCTTATAATTCATTACCTGAATTTTTAGACCATATTGGCTATATTAATAGTAGCAAACCAAGTAATGTTCAGTATGATCATGTTAGAGTTACAGATAATAAAGTACAAGTATCTTTCGATCCAAATGAAAAAGTCCATGGACAAACTATTAAGTTTGTACTTTTAAAAGCTTTGGGTGCTATTCATTTGAGTGGAGGACAATTAGTTAGTTTAGCTGACATGATAGAAAGAACTAAGATTGAATCAGAAACTGGAAAACCTGCCCAGAACATATTAGTAGTAAACAATTATGCAGAATACGTTTTCAAAAATAACCTTATTAAAGAAGAGGCAGACATTTTTGATGATGATAGTTCATCAATAGAAGCACAGGAAAGAGTGCCTTTTGAAAAAGATATTGATTATTCTGAGCCTGATGACTTGCCAGAGTATTTGAAGAAGCCAGTTTATACTTTTAATAAAAACGGAAAAAAAGTTTACAAAACATTTAAAGATAAAAAAGTAAAAGCATTTGAAATACATTCTTACTATTGCTCATGTCATTCAGAAGAACACTATTACTTTACTTCTCATGCTACTAGAGAAAGGTATGTAGAGGGCCATCATATGATTCCGATGGAGTATCAAAACGAATATTGGAATCATAAAAAGATCAATCTTGATGCTACGATAAATTTAGTTCCATTATGCCCTCATTGTCATCAAAAAATTCATAAGGCTGTTAAATTTCAGCGACTTGATGTGATTAAAGAACTTTACGAAAAGTATGAATCTAACTTAAAAATTTTGGATTCATCTATGGACTTAGAGAAGTTTGCATCATTCTACAATGTTTATGTTTATTAAAAATTGGATTAGGCGAAAACAAGTATAATCTAAATAATATTTAAAGTGATATATCTGTTTTGATGAAATGTGAAGGGGGATTTTGATGATAAAAGCAAAAACTATTGAGATTTATTTGCCAACCGGTGACGCAACCAAAGTTAGTCAAGCCAGGATAACCACGGAAGCAATAAGAATTATATATGTTGCAAAATCAGAGGTTGAAAATCGTAAAAGTGACTTAGATAAAATTGGCTGTTACATTTTAACCGGACTAGATAGTTCGGGTGAGAAAATGGTTTATATTGGAGAGTCTGAGAACGTCTATACAAGATTACAAGAACATAAAAAGAAAAAAGATTTTTGGGATGGAGTTTTTGCAATTCAAAATCTCAGTGGTACATTTGATAAAGCTCATCTGACATTTCTTGAGCAATTAATGATTCAGACTGCTGTTGAAACTGATAGATTCAAAGTTGAAAACGGTAATGGTGGAAAGTATACATCTATTCCTGAATCCAAAGCAAATGAGTGTTTAATATATTTTGATACTATCAAGACATTAATAAAAGCTTTAGGATTTTATGTTTTTGTTCCTGAAGTAGAAAAAGAACAGTTAACTCATGAAACACGTTTTTACTTTAAAAGCAAAGATTCTTTGTGGGATGCAGAAGGGGTATATGTGGATGAGAAATTTATAGTTCTTAAAGGCTCAATCGCAAGATCAGAACCCACTAGACACAAAAGAGACTCAAATGAACTTAAGTTTAGAGATAAACTTATAGATGATGGAGTTATTGAAGATCATAATGGTACACTTGTGTTTGTAAAAGATTATGGATTTAGCTCACCAAGTAGAGCTGCAGATATTGTTTCATTAGGTAGTAATAGTGGTTGGTTAGTTTGGAAGACAAAAGATGGAAGAACCCTAGAAGACATCTATCCTAGAGAGAAGTGAGTATATGAGTGAAAATCAATATGATGCAATTAAAAAAGCCCAAGAGGTATTAAGTAGAGAATATAATTTTCCCACATTGCCTGACACTCCAACTATTGACTTAGATGTGATTGAAAGTCCTCTAATTGAACAGAATAAAATTCTAAATAAAACTTTAGATGTTGTGACAAAGCAGTTAGAAATAGCTATTCAAGAGAGAAATGAAGCTAGGAGTAAATCAAAAAGAGATTTTATTATTACAATTATATCAATTGCAGTTGCTATTCTGACATCTGGACTAGCGTTTATTTTTTAACAATAGGAATAATACTTGTGAACGCTACTCAAAACCAATAAAGAAATATATCGATTTATGACAACCATTAATTGGCTATACAGTTTTGAGATTAAAATCGCTTGAACTAGCACTTTAAGCGCATAGACAAAAATTGACAATTATGATAGTCTTTTTATATCGTGGAGTACTGGCTAAAAACACAGCCTAGAAGAACAGGGAGTCCAATTTGGATTTCCTTTTTCTTTTGCAGAAAGAATTGTAGTACTCAACTGGTAAGTAATTACAGTATTTCGGTATATTGACTGTACAGTTGGGTGATAAATATGAGAGGAAAAACGCTAGATTACTACGAAAAGTGGAAAAGAGACGGCTTACTAGATAAGAAGTTAAAAGACATCCATAATTGGATAAATGATGGTGTTACACAAAAAGAAGTCGCGAAATTACTCGGTATGTCTGAGAAAACAATGTATAAATTAAAGAACAGATATCCGAAGATGAACCAGGCATTTGTCTTTGCTAATGATGATCTTAAATATCTTTTATTAGATACGATGATTAAGAAGGCTACTGGTTATGAGTATGAGGAATCACAAACAACCATCGAGGAAACAAAAAGTGGTACGAAAAAGCGTATTGTAAAATATAAAAAGAAAGCACAACCAGATATGAAAGCAATTAGATATTTATTGATTATTAAATTTGGTCGTGATTTCAATGAGAAGAAAGAAGAAATTGAAGCCTTATATGAACGTATAAGAAATAAAGAGGAGAATTGGTCGAATGCAAGTAGTGATGAAGAAGGTAAATAGCCTTGTAGAATATGATAATAATCCAAGGCACAATGAAGAAGCTATAGAAGCAGTGGCCAACTCCATAAAAGAGTTTGGATTTAAAGTGCCAATTGTGTTGACAAGTGATAATGTAATTATTGCGGGACACACGCGCTTAAAAGCCTCTGTGTCGCTTGGTTTAAAAGAAGTACCATGTATTATCGCAGATGACTTAAATGAGGACCAAATCAAAGCGTTCAGGCTTGCGGATAATAAAACATCAGAGTTTGCCACATGGGATTTATCAAAGTTAGAAGATGAACTTGCAAACATCGATATGGATATGCTTCAGTTCGGATTTGAAGAACTAGAAGATTTGCTACCGGATAATGCAACAGATGATGATTTTGATATTGCAGATGAAATACCAGAAGAACCCTTCTCACAACCAGGTGACATATATGAGCTTGGACCACATCGAGTGATGTGTGGTGATTCCACAAGTCAGGGTGATGTTGATAAACTACTAGATGAAAATCTAGTTGATATGGTTTTTACAGATCCACCATATAATGTGGACTACGAAGGAACTGCAGGTAAGATTAAGAACGATAAGATGGAAGATGATACCTTCTATCTTTTTTTATATGATGCGTTTCAAAATATGTTTAATCATACGAAACCTGGTGGTGCTATTTATGTATGCCATGCAGATACAGAAGGGCTCAACTTTAGAAATGCATTCAAGAAGGCTGGGTACAAACTAGCTGAATGTTTGATTTGGGTTAAGAATGCATTGGTACTTGGCAGACAAGATTATCATTGGCGACATGAACCAATTCTATATGGATGGAAAGAAGGAGCAGCTCATTACTTTGTAGATGATCGTACTCAAGACACCATATGGGAATATAACAAACCAAAACGAAATGAAGAACATCCAACAATGAAACCATTAGAACTTGTAGGGAAAGCAATCAGTAATTCATCTAGAAGACACGAGTCGATTCTAGACTTGTTTGGTGGTTCAGGTTCAACAATGATTGCATCGGATCAACTTGATCGTAAATCCTATCTGATGGAACTTGATGAGAAGTTTGTTGATGTTATTGTGAAACGATACATCAAACATAAAGAATCATCTGAAAATTGTTATTTAATCAGAAACGGAAAAAGGTCTTTAATTAGCCATTTTGATTATTTTTCGCAATAAGTCTCTATAGTCAAAAAATAACTTGCTATTTCGTCTCATTTGAGTGATATATGTAGTAACAAACAGAAAAGGAGACGATTCACATGTTTAAAGAATTTAATGCACATCCTAAAGGAATCAAAACATCAGATTGCGTTGTTAGAGCAATCGCCACAGCAACAAACACAGATTATTTAGAGTGCCGTAGAGAATTAAATCGAAAGAAAAGAGAACTAGGATATTCCAGTTACAAGGACACCAAATTTTTATACGATTATTTGAAAGATTATCCTAGACTTATATTTAAAGCAGTGAAAGGTGAGCCAAGAATCAAAGGTAGTGATTTTACAAAACTACACCCAAAAGGAACTTATATCCTTAAAATGGCAGGACATATTGTCGCTTGCGTTGATGGAGTAATTCTTGATACTTGGGATTGTACGTATCGCTCGGTATATACAGCATGGGAGATTACTAAATGAAAGCCAACTTTATCAGAAAAGCAACAAACTACGAATTAATACCACAAGATGAGTTTATCATTGAAAAAGAGATTCTACTGGAACCAAGAGAGTTCAATCGGTTCATTGATGAACCACTGAGTGATTATGAGTTCATTAAA